TATACGTCAAAGATACTTGAAGAACTTTGGCCGTATGGCTATAGTTCTATTGGTGATGTCAATTTTGAATCTGCTGCTTATGTTGCAAGATATATTATGAAGAAAGTTAACGGTAAACCCCGTTTAACTGAAGATGGTAAGTTGATTGATCCTGAGCAACATTATGAGTATTGTGATTTAGAGACTGGTGAGCTTATTAAGCGCGAACCTGAATTTAATAAGATGTCTCTTAAGCCTGGTATTGGACAGGCTTGGTTTGATAAGTACATGTCAGACGTTTATACGACTGACTCGGTTGTGGTGCGTGGCAAAAAGTGCCGTCCACCACGTTTTTATGATAATAAGTTTAAAGAATTGTTTCCAGAGCAGTTTGATGGTATACAATTCGCTAGGGAAGTCGAAGGACGTACCCGATTTGAAGATAACACTTTAGAGCGTTTGGCTGTAAAGGAAAAAGTCGCTTTGGCTAAGTTATCGCTTTTAAAACGTAAGATTTAAAGGAGTTTATATGAAGATGGTTATTGTCAGTATACTTGATACTGCTGCTGGTGCTTATGGTCGTCCAGCTTTTGTGGCTTCGGAAGGTGTCGCTGTGCGTCAATTTCAAGACGAAGTTAATAGAGCTTCGGAAGATAATCAGTTATACAAGCACCCTGATGATTTTCAGTTGTTTTATTTGGGTACTTTTGATGATAATATTGGCGGTATGGATTTATTGGCTCAACCTAAGTTGATTGCTAGAGCTAAAGACGTCATGATTCGTGACGGCGAGTAAGTTTTTTTAAAACCGTATCACTCGTAAGAGTGGTACGGAATACTTCGGGAGATTGTTATGCATCGCAATAAGTCAGTAAGTTCGCATTCATTTGCAATGGTGCCAAAAGCTGAAATTCCACGTTCAAGCTTTGACACTCAGTACGCTCATAAAACTACGTTTGATGGCGGTTATTTAGTTCCTATTTATTGTGATGAAGTTCTCCCAGGAGATATGCACAATGTTAAGGCAACAATGTTTGCTCGTTTAGCAACTCCATTGTTTCCTGTTATGGATAATTTGCATTTAGATACATTTTTCTTTTTTGTACCAAACAGATTAGTTTGGAACAATTGGACTAAGTTTATGGGTGAGCAAGCGAACCCAGGTGATTCAACATCTTATGTTGTTCCTCAGATTACTTCAACTGCTGGTGGTTATGCAGTTGGTTCTGTATTTGACCATTTTGGTCTGCCTACGGCTGGTCAAATTACAGGCAGCAATACGGTTACGCATAATGCGTTGCCGTTGCGTGCTTATAATTTAATTTATAACGAGTGGTTCAGAGACGAGAATTTACAAAATTCTGTTACTGTTCATAAAGGTGATGGTCCTGATACCCCGAGTGATTACGCTTTAGTACGTCGTGGTAAGCGTAAGGATTATTTTACTGGTGCTTTGCCTTGGCCACAAAAAGGTGATGCAGTAAGTTTGCCTTTGGGCATTTCTGCACCTATTTCTGTTGGCAGTGCAACTGGTGGTTATGTTTCTGTTAATGGTGGTGCTTCTCAAGTACCTTATGGTTTGCAGATAGCTGCAGGTTCTTTGGCTGTTGGTTCTACTATTTCTGGTGCTACTGCACTTTATGCAGATTTAAGTGATGCTACTGCTGCGACAATTAATCAATTGCGTCAGTCATTTCAGATTCAGAAGTTGTTGGAACGTGATGCTAGAGGTGGTACACGTTATACAGAATTGTTGCGTGCGCATTTTGGCGTAACTCCACAGGATTTCCGTTTACAACGTCCAGAGTATATTGGTGGAGGTTCAACATATGTTAACGTTAATCCGATTGCTCAAACGTCTGCAACTTCTATTTCTGGTGGTGCTACTCCGCTTGGTAACTTGGCTGCAATGGGTACTGCGTTGGCTAGTGGACATGGTTTTACGTATCATGCTCAAGAACATGGATACATAATTGGTTTAGTTAACGTGCGTGCTGATTTGACATATCAGCAAGGTTTACCACGTATGTGGTCACGTGAAACACGTTATGATTTTTATTTCCCTGTATTTGCTCATCTTGGTGAACAAGCTATTCTTAACAAGGAAATTTATGTTACTGGTACTTCAACTGATGATGATGTATTTGGATACCAGGAACGTTGGGCAGAGTACCGTTATAAACCTAGTCAAATTACAGGTTTGTTTAAGTCGACTTCAGCTGGTACGATTGACCCTTGGCATTATGCTCAGAAGTTTACTTCGCTACCAACGTTGAATTCAACGTTTATTCAAGAAACGCCACCTATTGAGCGTACCACTGCTGTTGGTGCAAGTGCTAATGGTCAGCAGTTTTTGATGGATGCGTTTTTTGATTGTAAGATGGCTAGACCTATGCCGATGTACAGTGTTCCTGGTCTTATTGATCATTTCTAATGTTTTATATACCTGGACTACTCCGTAAGGAGTAGTCAGGAAACAACCGGAGGGCGTTAGTATGTTTGGTGGTATTTTAGATGCCGTTACTAGTACCGCTAAAGCCATTTCACCTATTACTAGTTTAATTACTCCAGGTGTTGGTGCTGCTTTAGGCGGTGTAGGTTCTTATATTGGTATTACTGGTGCTAACAAGGCTAACCAGCAAATGGCTCAGAATCAGATGAATTTTCAATCTGATATGTCTAATACTTCATATCAACGTGCAGTTGAAGATATGAAGAAAGCTGGTTTAAGTCCTATGTTAGCTTATCAACAAGGTGGAGCTTCGACACCTGTTGGTTCTTCCGCTACTATGGATAATGTGTTAGGTAATGCTACTAACACTGCGATTGCTTCTGCAAATGCTATACAGGATTTGCGTAATAAAGGTGAGCAAGAAAAATCTTTGATTGCTGGTATTGAGAATACCGAAGCTAATACTGCTAATACAAGAGCAGATACTGTTAATAAGATTTTGACTGCTCCTAATATTTCAGCAGAAAATAAACGTATTCTTGCTGATGTTGCTTTAAAGAATACGACTGCTGATTTGAATAGTGCTATGGCTTATAACCAAAAGCATTTGTTAGCGCCTAGTCCTCGTATTTGGGCGCGTGGTGTAGATGAAGCGACTGAGGCTTTTAATAAAATAAAAGCGAATCCAGGCGCATTAGTTCCTTTTGGGAGTATTAAATGAGTAAAGATAAATTGCCGTTTGTACGTAATCCGTACAATTACGATATGGCTCTTGTTTCACAAGAGACTGGTCTTAAGTGTGAAGACCCGAGTTTGGCTCAACAACACATGAAAGATGAATGTGATATTAATGTTTTAGTTGAGCGTTTTGGCGTAACTGGCGTAATGCCTGTTTCGCCTATAGAGCCGTCTTACGGCGATTTTAGCGGTGTGGGTGATTATCACACTGCTTTGAATAAGATTAGAGCCGCTGATGAGGCATTTATGGCCTTACCGGCGAAAGTTAGGGCTAGGTTTGAAAACGACCCTAACGCTTTGCTTCAATTTTTGCAAAATGAAGAGAATCGCGATGAAGCGATTCAAATTGGTCTTATTGATGGACAACCGGTGGTTGAACCCATCGTTTCTGCAGTAGAAACACCTAAGGATTCAGTGTAAACTGAATCCAGCACAGTTACTTTACTTGATGTAACTGTGCTAGGTGACACCAAAACCACAGTTATTAACTACGGAGTGCAATGTTATGAGTTTATATAGAAAGCCAATGAGCAAACACGGTGCAGCGAAGAAATTTCGTAAAGGCGTAAGCAAGACGAAGGCTCTTAATATGCGTCACTCACCACAACGTGGTGGTTTTAGACTTTAATTGTTATGGCGTGTTATAAGCCCTTAACGGCTTATCAATGCGCTGACAGGTCTATTATTTGGCGGGAGATCCCTGGCTACGATGTAGTCAGGACTTTATCATTGCCTTGTGGTCAGTGTGTTGGTTGTCGCCTTGAACGCTCACGTCAGTGGGCGGTTCGTTGTATGCATGAAGCTCAAATGCATACGAGTAATTGTTTTATTACTCTTACTTATGCTCCCGAATTTATTCGGGAAGCTAAGGATTTGTCTTTGAATTATGACCATTTTCAGTTATTTATGAAAAGGCTTCGTAGACATTACGATTATCGTAATGAATACGGTTTTGATGATAAGGGTAAGCGTATACTGCTTAACCCTATTAGATTTTATATGGCAGGAGAATATGGTGAACTTCGTGATAGGCCTCATTTTCATGCTTGTATCTTTGGGCTTGATTTTGAAGATAAGAAAGTTTTCAAAAGAACGCAGACTGGGTCTGTCATTTATACGTCAAAGATACTTGAAGAACTTTGGCCGTATGGCTATAGTTCTATTGGTGATGTCAATTTTGAATCTGCTGCTTATGTTGCAAGATATATTATGAAGAAAGTTAACGGTAAACCCC